ATTTTCTATATCTTCATTTTCTATATCTTCATTTTTAAGATATAGGTTTTTTGGATGTAGGTAATCATCATGATTATCATTATTTTCAAATATCAAATACTCCTACTCAGATATCTTTCCATTGACATATTTTCTTTGCCTTAGTAGATATCCGTTGTCTTCCAATTCTTTCAAAACCGAATTAACTGTATTTTTGCTTTCCTTACATATCGTGGTCAGACCATCAACCGAGTAATGCCATTCTTCGGGCAAAGACAACATAATACTTAATAAGCCTTTTGCTTTCAATGAAATGTTTTTGTCTTTTAAATGATAATTACTCGTTGTTGTATAATTATCGTTTTTGATGCTTCTAATCACTGTCATATTTCATACCTCATTGTGCTTTTATTTTACAATATTTGCGTACCGTATGCAACACTTAATTTAATCTTTTTATGATTATTTCAACTCGTGGGTTTTCTTTATCAAAAAGTACTCTGCTTCCATCGTGACTGACAATAATTTTAAAGTTATCATCTTTAATGATGTTAGCTTTTACCAAACAATCATCTGTACATTCCAAAAGATTCGTTAGGTCGCATCTAATACGTGTTTTTCTGTAGTATAGACATGTGACCTCTATAGGCTCGTTTAAGGGCTCGTTTGGTACAACATGACTATTTATACATTGTTCATAAAAATCTCTCTCATATGCTCTGTAAATGGCGCTAGGAACGATAAATGGACCTGTACGCTTTCGCCAATTCTTAAAACGTATTTCTTGACTGTTTTTTTTGGTTACAGGATTCCCATTAATTGTTATCTTCAATATCTTCATCGAATTCTTTTAAAACTCCTTTTTTTATAAACCACTCGATTTTTTCATCAACCTTGCATGGTGTCGTGTGAAATTTTTTATCCCACTCTAACTTACCAATGTTGTGAAATAAAGTATGATGATATCTACATAGTGGAAGAACCCTAAGCCCGATATGACTGATTTTTTCTCGGTTTCCTTTAGTACCAATTTGGTCATAGTGGTGTATGTCTGCACCTGCTCTTCCGCAAATGCAACAGGTCCTAGACAATATCATAGAGTACGTTTGTTTTTCGCTGAATGTGTATCCGTTTTCCAAACAGCGAGCAACATTTGGACAACCAATTCTTATTCCGAACTCGATAATACAATCAATCAATTCAGAAGCTTCTGTTTCGCTATAATCCATCAAAGATGTGTGACATATTTTCTTCGTGTCTTCATACGATTTTTGTACAGTAGCTCGAACAAGTTCCTTATTTTCTCCTGTATAATCTGACAAATCTTTGCATAATAGGAAAATAAACTTCCGTTGATTTTGTGTTATGTGCCTTTTGTCAACAATGTTAACGTCTACTTCAAGCGATTCTCCACTGTCCAATAGAAGAGAATCACTCATTTTAATTTGTAGTCCGTTTAAAACATATGCATTTCCTCGTTTATATAGCTTTGGCATTATCGCACTGTAATCCTTACACTTTCTTTGACCGGAATTTCTTTTTCAGTGCAATAACAGCTGTATAATCCATCTGATTTAAGCTTAGAGATATCTACATCATCCGAATATCGAACTGTTGGCTCGATATACGAAATTTTGATATCATCATTTTCAAACGATTTAACACCACTTTCTTTCATGGCTTTGATAAGTGCTGTTTTTAAATCGTCTTCATATTTTTTGATTTCTTTCTTTTGACGTTTGAATTCTTTCAGTTTTTCGACCACTTCTTGCTGAATCAATAATTGGTTATTTTCTTTGTTTACTAAGTTTGCCATTTTTACATACCTTTACCTTTCTTTAATAAAATTGCACCATACACATTTTTCAAACGTGTTAAGTTGTCATAGTTCCAATAATTTGTTTCACCCAAATTTAAAGTTTTAACTTTAGCTTTTTCTTTTACAAAATCAATGACATTTTTGTCTTCTCTAAAATCAACTCCAATGCCAAGCAATTCAGATTGTTGTTTTGCAATAATTGTAAACAATCCCTCAATAGCTTTTGTATCATCTTGCGTTTGTACAGCCTTGTTTTGTCTTTTAGTTACTTTTGTTTGGCTATTAGCTCTAGCATTATTTTCTTCATGCTGTTCATCCGTATCAGCGTCTTTTGTATCGTCAATGTTAAACAACCCATTCAACGCATATTTACGAGCGTATGAACTACATGAACCCGTGAGTTGAGAACCATCCATACCTGTTTTCTTTTCTTCTTCTCTAGCATAAGCGGAAGCAGAAATGCTGTAACCTTTCCAATCACAAAGTTTTGCAATAGCTTTTACATAAAATCTTCCCTCTACAAATACGATTTCATCATTTACAATCAAACTTGTATGATACTTTTGACAGATAGGCTTTGCCGATTCCAAAATCGTTTCGGCATTTCTGTAATAATATTTTCCGAACTTGTTGTACAAGTTTTTTGGAGCTTTCAATTCACATTGAATGTGTGAAAGTTTTTCGTAAATACTCATTTTTTCAATTTTTTCTTCAAATTTTTTTTTTTCGTTTTCCATGATTTTATCTCCTATCTTTGTGCAATTTGGACTAATTGATACCCAAGCATAAATAGTGTTCCTAGAAAGAAACTCATTACCATCAACATAATCCAATTGTTTCTTTCTTCTCTTCTTTCTTTCTCAATTTGCACTTTAATTTTTTCTTTTCCTATTTTTTCATTTTTTTCAAAGTTTCTTTCGCAAAATGAGAAGATATCATAATCTAGCATGTGTATGCATCCTCAATATGCAATTCGTAATCGGCAACGTCATATTTAATTTCTTTCCAATTCTTTACTTTTTCTCCGTTGCTTGTATACCTTGCATCACTAAGAAAGTTTGCAAATCCACTTCCACAATAAGAGCTTTCAAATGCGTATTCTAAATCATCTTCATCTTCAGCACTTACATGGACTTCTACTTCAATACTGTCAAATCCATATTTATCCACACACTCATCATACATATAACAAGTGATTGGTAGTGCATACTCCCTTAAGCCTTTGTCCGTAATTGTCCAAGCTACATGACTCAATTCACTGTGACTGTATTTCATATTTTTTCCTCCAAGCCTTTTCACTGGCTTTCTCTTTACACTTACCATTATATGCGTTGCATATACTTTGTCAACACTTTTTGTAATTTTTTGTATTTAACAACCAAGTTGTCATTTCTTTAGTTGTCATTTTATCTTTAGGAACATACCATTCTTTCTTATAGTAATACTTTCTAACAATGCTGTTTCCCAAATCTACGTCTTCATTTACATCATAATCATGTTGACATAAGATAACGATTCCGACTGAATCATCATGAGTAACACAATCACACACATGTTCAAGTGCTAATCTTTGACCTTTTGGCATTGGCACATCCTTGTACTTTGCTTCATAGAAAATGTACAATCCATCTTCTTCATAAAATCCGTCAATGTCAATGGGGCTAAGCAAACCACGCTTTGTCATATGTGCTAAAGAATCAAAACAGATTAGTTGTTTAGCTCTGTTTCTGTGCTTATACCCATAATCTTCAGCGTTTTTATAACTACTCATATGCTTTGTTTGTGTAATTATAGTCGATGCTTGTTACAGCCACCCCTAAAATTTTGCACAACTTTACAAGTCTAGAGTATGGTATATCAACGTGTCCATGTTTGTAGTTATAAATTGTTTGACGTGATACACCTACATTTTTTGCTATGAATTCAGTTTTTAATCCACTAGAATCCATAGCTTCTGCTAATGTGATTTTATTTTTTTTCACCATATCTTTCTCCTTTTCTAAATATATTCTACATACTTTGCGTACTTTATGCAACAAAAAATTAATTAAATTTAATAAATAAGTTAGCTGTTTACATATAATATGTTTGCTTTTTTTTGCGTACTTGATATAAAATTTAATTAAAGAAAGGAAGTGTTAAAGCATGGCAAAGAAAACAATATCTAAACAGACTTTGATTAGGCAAGGTAAGGCTTTAAGATACATAAGAAAAAAGTACAAAAAAGGATATTCTGCCGAAGACGTTTCTAGAAAAATAGGTATGCAACCGAGTTATGTATCAAACATAGAATTAGGCTTTTGTGATGTACGTTTAGAGTATGCGATAAAGCTGTTTAAATTTTATGGTGCATCATTGAATGAATTTGCTATTGCGTTTGATGTGATAGGTGATTGTGATGGGTAAGTATGATAAACAGGGTGAAGCATTAAGAAATTTAAGAAAACAACTTGGATACAAAAGTGCTAAAACAGTATCCAACGAACTTGGATACAGTCGCAATTGGCTTTATGAAAAAGAACACGGACGTAAAGGATTGACATTGACAGAAGCTTTAGAATTAAGTGAATATTATAAAGTACCCCTACAATATCTAGTGGATAAAATAGGGGTGTACGATGACACATTATAAGACACACTAAAAAACAAGCGTTTTTAAGCCTTTAGAGCGTAAATACGCAAAACATAAGTATTTATGCACATTAACTTATAAACGCTTGTATATAGGCTAAAAAGCCTATTAAAACCGATTTTAACATAACATAGCACATTAAATATGGCGTATATCGGTCGGGGGTTCGAATCCCTCCCAGGACGCCAAGCTAAAAACAGACGTTATTCTTTTCGATAACGTCTTTTTTTATCTCTAACCAAAAACGCTGTCGATTGCTTTTTTCTTTTTTTCTAAATTTATATGGTTATAAAATTTTAAAGTAGTGTTGATTGAATCATGTCGCATAAGTTCCCTTACCATAGCCAATTCTAATCCGCTAGAAACCAATCTAGTTCCATATGTGTGCCTTAATTCGTGGAAAGTAAAATGTACTCCAAGCTTTTTTGAAAGTTTGCGTAAATAATTACACATAGAATCGGGGTTAACATACATTCCATTTTTATCACACACAACGATATCATGACTGTTCATTTCAAACCAATCAATCAAAACTGCTTTTAATTTTTTGGATAACGGAAGAATTGCTTTTGATTTTGCACTTTTCATCTTAGTTGTAGTATAGAAATCTTTTTTCTTTAATCCTTTAGTTACTAAAACTTTATTGACATTAATAATGTCACTTTCAAAATCTATGTCAGTCTTGTTTAATGCCAACACTTCTTCTCTTCTCAAACCACTATTAAGTGCAATTTGTATAGCTATGTAATAACACATAGACTTGTATGTATTATCGTTATACAGCTTATCTAAAAGGATATATAAATCATAATCCGATATATCCGTTTTATCATGCTTGTTTTCTACACCACTTACATTTATCCACTGTATCGGGTTTTTATCCACATATCCAACTTTTAAAGCATATTCATAAACTCTGTTTAATGATTTTTTAATGCTTTTGTTAGTTTCAATGCCTTTGCACGACCTTGAATTAAAGAAATTCTGCAAGATACGATAATCAATATCTTTGATATTCATGTTTCCAATCACACAATCAGTATTGCAATACTTATCATAATTTGGATTCAGATATCTTTTATCTTTTTTTGTATTATACAAAGTATTCTTGCTGTATTTTTGTTCGTTTGTTTCTAAAAATTCATCCCATATTGCATTTAGTGTAAGTTCACTTTCGTTTTTTAATTCACTTTTTTCCAATAATTCAAAAATCTTTTTTTCTTCAAAATCTAATGCTTTTTCTTTAGTTTTAAATCCACTCTTTTGATATCTTCTTTTAATACCATCCTTTGTGTACGATATGTATACTTCATATACAATTCCACTTTTATTTTTCCTTTTACGTATTGCCATGTTTCTCCAATCCGTGCTACCTGTCAAAATCGGAGTGTATCATACGATACATATCAATCATACATCGAAATAAAAACCCATGCAAATCTGCATGGGAAAGCACGAATAGAGTTAGCACGTAGTCTTTATCTTTAGAGGAGTAAATTATATATGACAAACAAAAATCAATGTGAAAACCTTTTAGCCTTAAAAAAACATGGAAAAAAAAGAAACCAAAAGTGGAGTATTCTTCACGTACTAACTCTTTTTTAGTATACACTAAAAAGTACACATTTAAAGTGAGCAAAGAAAAAGGCTCGCTTACGAGCCATTGTGTGGACATTTATTGCTACGTAAATCAATAGTATATCCAACATTATCTTTATTATAGCACTTATTCATTTCGTATAAAGAAAAAAGAGATTACCAATCACAATCCCTTTTCCCCAAACAAATGCAAATTTTGAAACGTCGACTTAAGCCAAATACTTAATCTTAAGTCTTTTAAATAATACCACATTTATAGGAAAAGTAAAACATAAAAAAACCACTAAGTTCAGCAAGTTCTTAATGGTTTAAAATGAAATTAGCTAAGTGAGGTATCTTAGCATATGAAAATCGGTAGAAACAATAATACAGTGAAATTCAATGTTATTAATGGTTAGAGAGTTATAGATTTTAGAGACATATTATTATAAATATTGTTCCTACAAATTAATACTAGCATAGGTACACAAACAAAGCAATAAAAAAATACATTGATTGCTCAATGTACTTCTCAAAAGAATCTGACACTCCAACGGCTAAAGCTCGTCGGGTTCTTATATACGTAAACTTCCAAATATACTCGAAAGTATATAAGACTAGTTTATTTTTATAAGACTTTTATTATCAATCACTCCAATGAGCAAATTAAAGATAACATTCGGCTCGTGTCAAAACCGTTTTTATTTGTAAAGTAAACTAGGTTTGACACCTAAAATAATAAACAACGTTTGCGTGTCTCCACATACACATACTAGGGTTAACTTATTCGGCAACCATGTACCTACAATCCCTAACAAAGATAGCGATTCTTTGCTAATTGTAGACGTTTATCATGGGTAGGATTGTCCTACACCACCAACGGGCTTAGGGAATATAACGGAATCATACGATTCCATTGGGTTACAATTAAACTTTTTTAGCCATTCCGCAGTGGCACTTACTCGGTATCTTATAGTCGCTTTCACAACATCAAGGCTAATCAGCTTGTTGGGCTTCCAAGGTTTACATAAGTTCCCACATCATGCCTTACTTGGATTCTTCTACACTGTAGCGTTTATTACGCTGACGATACTTAAGTGACCTTAGCCTGTCTAGTACTATGCACAACTTCATGTTTCAGTTCGTTACACCTATGTCATAAGTTCGCACCTATGACTTTGCTTTCAGACCAAGTATCCTTGGACTTTCCACAACACTAACGAAGTTTCTCAGCCATGTTGCGCATGGTTTATCACTGAGTTCATTTGTTGTTTACCAGTGAATTATACCAAAATAACGTATATTAGGCAATACACAAACAAAGTAGATTTTTTTATTTTCTTCTTACCAAAAATCTATATCTTCAAAACCTATATCTTAAAAATGAAGATATAGAAATTTGGGACGTATATAAATATACTAACAAATCAATATACTAATAAATAAAATACTTAATAATATATATATCTTAAAATTGAGCAAGACCTACAAAATGTAGACCTACAAAACGTAGGTTCTTATATAAATACTAATAAACAAAATACTAATAAACAAAATACTTAATAATATATATAGTGATTTTTTCAATTTTGAGTCAAATCCATTAAAAAAGCCTACATAATCGTAGGCTTTGCTTTTTATTTAAGATTGAAAATCTTTTTAATAACTTCGATGATAGTTTTTAACAATCCGTTAGTTTCTTTTAATGTATTATTAAGTCCACTATTATCGTTACTATCACTAGGCTTGTCGCTTGGTTTATCAACTTTGTAGTGGTCAAAGTCTACATACATTGCGTTTTTATCAATATTTGTTCCTGTTTTAGTATCTATAGACGTGTATTGATGGATTGTACCTCGATTGGAAGTATCGCTGTGATAGTATCCATCATTAGCACCCCATTCGGCTACCCACTTGTCATAATCATCTAATCCCTCGTTCAACCAATTATCAAACCACCATGTGCTTGCATAGATACCTGTATAGTATCCCTCTGCTTTTACTTTGCTACAAAAGTTTTTGGTAAAGTCTAACACGTGTTCCTTATCTAAAACACCTTTTTTCTTTTTATAACCATCTGCATCTTCCATATCAAACCAAACACCAAGTGGTGGATTCAATCCTTTTATAGTATCTAAAAAGTATTGTGTTTCTGCATCGCTAGATTCTTTATCAATTGCGTAGGAGTAGTGATACACTCCAAATGGGATTTTATTCTTTTCGCACACATCAACAAAATGTCTAAAGTACTTGTCTGTATTTGTACCCCAAGATGCACGGATAATAACAAAATCCCATTGTGTTAAATCCAAGTCTTTGGCATTATGTTCCGAGATATCAACGCCCCAATGTTTGACGTTACTCATGTCGATAGTACCTTTATCTGGTTTATCATTAGGCTTATCACTTGGCTTATCATCTTTATTCGTGCTGTCGTCCGTTTTAACGGGGTTCTCGGCGTAAAAATCGAACCATTCAGTACTTCGGTTAGGTGTTGGAGAACAAGCGATATAGAGCATTTCTCCGTCGTTTTTCTTGACGATATATCTATGAGAATCTGTGACACATTTATATTGATACTCGATAACATCACCACTGTTAACTAATCCTACAGACTTACCATCGACTGAACCTTTATGGATATGAATTTGGTCTACTTTAGCTTTAGCCCAACCATGTTCTTCGGTCAAATCTACTTTCTGTTCAAGCGGTTCAAAACTTGCCCAAGGCTCCGTTCCTTGTTCGTTTCCATTGACAGCAACAAAGTATCTGTAGCTATGACCATCCGCTTGATGTTCTACCCATGAGATATACCTATGACCGTCACCTACCCACTTCTGCGTATATTCTAGCTTGCGACCTGCTTTGAGCGTTTCTACGGCTAATCCTGTAGGTGTATCTCTACGCTTTTGTACATCAAACTTAAGTGTTGCATAAGCGTGTTCATTGATTAATTGACTGTCACTGTAGCTAGATAAAAATTTAGGTCTTAGGTATCCGTATGGACTGCCACTGACACTTAAAGGTAAAAATCTTGCATACGGGTACTGTGCGTAATTTTGCTGTAGCAACTGTCCGTCTTTATAGATTCCGATATGACCATAATTAGGGTCTGCATTAGTTACTACTACATCCCCGTTTTGTGGTGATGATTGTTTAGTAAAGTATTGACTCAATCCATTAGAATTAAAGTTTCTCCACCAATCAATTGCATTACCACGTGGGCATACAGTGCAACCATTGTATTTCATGTAACCTTGGATAAGACTTACGCACTGACCTGCAAAAGGATAGCTATATTGTACGACTCCGCAATTATTGATTTCTCCTTTGCTGTCAAATTCGTTTCCTGTTGCGTAACTCCACCAACTACTTAAACTTGCCATTTTTCTATTCCCCCCTTTATTTTTCAACTAAATACGAGTTAAGTTCGTTCAGCGTTTCTTTCAATTTGTCTATTCCATTGTTTGTTATATCGTGGTTGATAATCACAAACAGGGATTTTAAAACGATTTTGTTTGTTTCTTCGGCATCTTTAAGGCTTTTAATGATTTCCTTGATATCATCATCATGTGATTCTGTTTCTGATACTATCTGTAGGCTAGCCGATTCTAGTTTTTCCAATCTTTGATTGTCTTTTTTAAGTAAATAATCATGATGTTCTACTAAATCGTGCAAATCGTTAGATGGTTTCTTTATTTCTTTAACAATCTTCCAAACACCCCAAATGCCTGTAATCAACGCACAAAATCGAATCACCTGTTCTAGGTCAAATACAAACTTAATGCCTTGCATATCTTATCCTTTTTGGTTATCTACTTCTGGTAAACCACCTAAGCTTGTTAAGATTGATAAAATGCCTGCAAGTACTGCACTAGACAAGACCACTTTCCAATCCACTTGCTGAATCATTGTGCTAGTTCCAATCATTGCTACTAGTGTTTGACATACTGTTTTTAATGCTCTTGTCAAAGAAGCATACCACCATTGTTTACTTGTTAGTTGTTCCATAATAATCTCCTTATTTAACTGCGTTTTTCCATTGTTTTCCATCATAAACTTTGATATTTACCGCCTTTACAAGCTTGCTTCCGTTATACATCTGCAAGTATCCTTTTTGCCAACTCTCGCCGTTATAGCGGTACGGCTTTGGATACTTTGACTTTGGTTCAATTGTAGGGAAGAATCCCCTTACATCACGTGCTATCCAATCTTTTTCGGGTGTTGCGTAGTATGAACCTTGACCTGTAATCCATTGTGAGGATTCTTGTATCAAAGGCAATGTTCCATCATCATTGTAGTTAAAAATCTGTGCCACTTTTCTAGAAGTTCCATGCCATGAAAAGCCATCAGTACCATTACCTAGTGCAGTATTGCCTATCCGTCCTACGCTGACTGTATCATATCCATCCCAAACGTTTGGATAATTATCTACGTTATCGTGACTACCGCCATTAAGTTGCCACCCGTTGTTGACAGTAATATCTTGTAAGTAATAGGCAGTATTTCTGTTGTAGTTGTAAATCTGCTGATTGTCGATAAGAACGATAATCTTTCTTTCCTCTATGTTTTGCTTGTAGTAGTAGTAGTTTGAAACTTTATATACGGTAGTTTCTAAAGCAGGCACATTTTTCCAACCGACATTTACCCAATTTCACCAAGGCATAGGCTATGACTCCAATTGGATGTAGATATCGCCTACTTGTAAACCCGTTGTAGGCGGTGTCTCTGATGTTCCACTATAAATTCGAGTTGGTGTATATCCTAAGGCATTAGTAACGTTTTCTTTTGTGATACTAATTTTAGAATCTTTTGTAGTGATGTTATCTCCAATAGTAACACCACCTAAAGTAGATGATGTTGCTGTTGGAAGAGTGTATTTGTTAGCACCAGTTGCAATTCCATCAAGTTTGGTTTTGTCAGTAGCACTCATTAAACCGTTTGTACTAGGTGTAGCAACATCATATTTCGTATCTGTTGCGTTGATAGTCAAATCCAAGTTTTCACCGCCTGTAGTAGCTTTATCAATTCTTACATTGTTACCACTACGCAAGTTAATACTCTTGTTTTCACCACCATCAAACGATACATAGTCATTGTTGTCTGCTTTAATTAGCAACGAATCATTAGTGGCATCACAACTGCTTGGAATATTTACAGTAACATCATTCGACCCGTCATAAGATACAGTAGACGAACCTGTAAAATGTAGCTTATGTTTTAAATTTTCGGGTTTCTGATAGGATTTATATTTTTTCACATGCCATGTTATCACTCCTTTTCTTGTTTCCATTGGATGACAGGCTTATTTTTTACAAACACACATTTCTGTACCCATTTGTATCCGTCTTTCAAAGGAACGACATTTCCCTCTTCATCTGTAGGTTTGTCTTCCACATTGATGGTTTCCGCAAACAGATTCAGTTTATCCAAGGAAAGATTGATTTCTTCTCGGTCTGCCAATGGGATGTATTCGATATAATTGTTCGGGTGTGCTTTCAAGTCTTCAATATCAATATTGTCTTTATGTTCCTTAAATTCGTGATAATCGTATGAGTATACTGTATGTTTTTCATCTGATTCAGTAGAAACATCCATAACAGGTTGTTCTTTTTCTTTTTCATTCAAGTATAGATACACATAGTAGTAATCATCAATCAATCGCACATCATAAGATGGCATTTTCATATTGCTGTATGTTTTCATTTGATATCACCTTTCTATCTTTATGTGTCAAAGCGTTAACATTGTATTTGGTACGAAATTTATATGAGTCTGAATGTATTGTTATTCCATTGTAAGCTACTACTTGATAAGGCTTGTTTTAAACGTGTTCAGAGACGTTTCTATCAACCGCATGAGTAATTCGTTGCCGATACGTTTTCGAGCCATACAAGCAGTTTCTGTCGGTATATGGATTCATAGTATTTACGTATGTCAATCTTGCATGCATATCCGACTGACTCCATACAGAATATCTAGTCGGACGAAAGGACACTACAACTATGATTATCATAAATAAGAGTGCTCAAGTAAGTGAGTCCAAGAGTATACGAAGAATTAAAATCACCGCATAGTAGCAGTTCTCTAGTTCCTACTTCGCCTATATAGTTAAAAAAAATATCTCCGTATCCAGTTGATGAACTTGCGTTTATATTGGTGGGATAATGCACACCTTTGTTAAAGGCTACATCTCCAATATATCCATTTTTTCCTGTAAAGCTTCCGACTCTTTGATAGTCTCTAGTATAATCGTCAGTTATTATTTCACGATTGGCAACATACACTGTTTTTAGATTGTTATCACCTAGTGTAATTACGCAATCTGATGGGATAACATATCCACCCACAAAGTATTCAACACCATTTATTCTAGTTGGATGTTTTTCGTCAATAACTACAGCACCGTCATGATGTCCAATGACTTCATCTGTACTTCCACTTAACCAATGGTAGCTAGACATGTACACTTCTTCACTTCCAACGTCTGCGGTTTGGAAAGGTGCTGTATCAAGCAAGATTCCTTTGTTATCGGCATCAATCGTAAAGATATCCAATACCTTTACACTCTTACCATTTCCATAAGCACGCATGCTGTCATGTTCACGGTCCGCACTTAAGACTGTTGTATATCCTACACATACACCACTTCCGATAATGACTTCTTGAGCTTGTTCATTTGTAAGTGGGAAGTAAGCTAAGCCATTATGTTCTAATTTAGTAGAACTCTTGATACTTGGTGTGTATTGCCAGTTGTACATGGAACATGCACCTAACAAGTTTTGTGTATTTTTTGTACCGTATTTAATAACTGTATCAATGATAGCTAAACTATACTTTCTGATACTTGCACCATAATATCCTTTGCCTTTTTGTTGGTACAGTTCATGCATATTGTTATACGTCATATTTACTTTAGGCGGTAAGTTTGGCTGACTTCTTAGTTTCCCATCACTAGCAATACCACTGATATATTTCGAGTTGATAAAGTAAGGCATGACTGTACCATCTTTTCGCACAGCTTGTTCCCATGGCTGTAGTCCATCATGAGGACTGTCTGATATCGTAAACACTGTCTTGTTGCCATTTTCACATGGTTCAACAGAGTACCAAAAAGTCATTCTTAGAACACCAACGTCTTTATTGCCTGTAGTTCCATAGTTGCTATCACCTTCCATAGCTGTAGGAATGGCAAAACCATCATCCTCTCTTACATAGTTACAATTCCACCATTGGAATAGAGGGATGTCTGCGTAATCGTCACGTCCTTCAACAGTGGCTGTAGATGGTTCACATACCAAGTTTTTATTACTTGATAGTTTTTCACCTAGACTAGTTGGATTTACGTCATAGTTCCACACAGCTGTCTGATATATCTTTCCGTCTCGTTTTAGATTTAATTGAGCAGAAATATAATCACTAAGTTTAAACTTGATATCTACATTTTTATTGGAATCGGGAGTTAACGTCTTCCCATTATAGGAAATAGATTTTATAGGAATTTGAGAATCAAACTGTTCTTGGCTTATAAAGTTCGTATCATTCAACAATTCACTACGTTTCTTTGGTAATTCACTTTTTTTTGCGTACTCACTCAAATCAATGTTGACTTCGTAGTTTTTGGGATCCTGTTTCACACCATTTACTTTGATTGTCATGATAGGAACATTGACATTTACAGCATGATTTTCACTGTCAAAATCCAATGCACTTCCGTTTTGCTTGACAACCCAAATTGTTTTCAAAAGGATATCGTACAAGTCATGCTGTTCTGCGATATTTCCTATCACATTACCCCACTTTACTTTTAGTGTATTGGGGTCGTTGATACTAACTAGTTCCTTTCCGTCAAAGACATACAAGACATTATCAGGTGTAATCCAAGCATGGTTTCTATCCATATTTGTAATACTTGCCTTATCTTTGACAGGTACTAACCAAAATTCACAATCTTCTGTATCAATGGGGATAATAACTTTTAACTTATCATTACAGACTGTTGGTTTCATCACTTTCACCTGCCTTTAAGATATCGGAAAAACAAGAAGCACATTCTGTAATTTCTACACCCAAGAATTTAGTTAAAACTTTGATGAATTGCTTATTGATACGCAAATATAAAGTAAGCAATTCTTCATCTTTATTGCTTGCTTGATATGATTCAAACACTGTATACATAGCCATGCTTAAATGTTTTACCAAGCACCATTGTTCCTTATCTCCATTGTTTCCATAGAGTTCATAAAGTTTTAACATTTCTTTTCTTCTGATATCTGCATATGTTTCTAGTTCTTCTTCCAAAGAATCAATTGCATTGATATGGTCTTCGGTATCGTTTTCTTTTACCATGCCATTTTCCAATTCAGAGATACGCTTTTCTAGCAATGTTTTCACGTGCAATTCCGCATTTGCAATCTGTGTAAAAGAACGAATCAAATCTTCTGCCATTCCGTCACTAGAGTGGATATTTTTCATTTTGCTTCTCCTTTTTCGCTAAATCTAAATAATAATGTACTGTTTTACATTCCATATCACGTTTTATTTTTCTTTCTTTATCCCAATGCTTACTTCGGGTGATTAGATATTGTATTTTAGTTTGGTAGTCGTTCGGATGTTCTTTCATATGTTTTTCCATACGAACCAAACTTGGCGTATATTTTGTAATCATAAGTTTGAGTGGTTGTATTTAATGTTATGTACCAATGTCATAGAAAACGGTTTATCTCCAAACATTTTAATCGTCTTATATCCTGCGTCTAAAATCTTGTCCGCTTCTTTTTTAGACATAAATTCCGTAGCCTTTAGTACGTCATAGTTAGACATTTTTCTATTTGGAAACATTCCATATCCATTACACCACCAACCATGGTATTGAGCCTTAAAATAAGGTGTAATATCTATACCCTCGATAAACATATGCATTTTGCTTGGCGGTGTATCACCATTAGGAGAAATTATGATTTTAAAATCCCAACGTGAAAAAGAAATAAAATCATATGAAATAGGAATATGTACAACAGCAGGAGTCTCTCCACCGCCTATAGCTGTGTACTCAACTCCGACCTGTTCAACCATAGTATTTCTTCTTTGAAAAAGCTCATTATGCCTGTATTTTCTTTGAATATAAGCATGCTCTGCCAAAACTTCCAACGCTTGTTCGATAGAAATATTACTCATTCTTTGTGTACCTCTCTATCTATTTTAACAAATTTTTCTAGCGTTAGAGTTCCTGTTTGTGAACCATCACCATAGAACTTTCTTCCGAGTTTTGTTATATAAAAATCATTATTTAAAGTAAGCAACTTTTTCATATAGTTTCCACAATGTTCCAACTTATAAATTGAATTATCATACATCAATCGTATTTTCATTCCAACTTCTAAATCTTTTGGCAATTCAGTTGTTGTTACTTCGATAGCGTATGTTCTTCTTGCATTTTTCAATTTCTTAACCACCGCATCATAAACAGTTTTGGAAGCGTAAATTCTATCTTCGTCTGAAATAACTTTCTTTGTATTGTCGTTTGGTTCTCCACCAATATCTTTATATCCGCCAGCGTTCTTATCCCAATATTCGGGTTTGAATCTCCAATAGCCTAAAATAGAACTACTAGATAATGTGACAATATTACAATAAGAAGCACCTTGGTTTTGACCGAAAACACTTATTGTTCCATCCTCGTTATCTTGCACGACCATTGCGATGTGTGAATATGGAGTTTGACCACCCATACTAAATACCGCCCAATCACCAAATATAGGTGTTTCATCAGCACTTATTTTCATCATCTTTGCACTGTAGTCCATGCTCCATATGTTATAGGCATATCCATCTCCTGTAATGATTCCGATATCGTTACCGTAATCCATCATTACTTTTCTCCATAAGTCAACACATTGATATGGTGCATTAGGTGGAAAACCATCTACATCTATAGATTTTCCATCATATGTATTTATTACGTTTTGTGGATTATATGTTCCTGTGCTTTCGGAAGTATTATCGTCAGTATCTTTTTTACTTCCGCTATCTTCTGATTTCCATTCGTTTTGTATTTTGCTTAATACAGTGTTAGCAACATCAATTCTGTGTTGATATTGCAAGTTTATTGAAGTGTCACCACGACCATAGTCTGCTAGATAGCACAAAACCATCCAACTCATGTCTTTATCTGTAAATTGTGACCATTCATTAAAAGTGCAATTATATGTTGTTGTAGGTATCCATGGACCATTCGTAGCGTTTTGTGTCCATTCCTCTTCGATTTTCTTGCATTCAGCTAATCCATATTGTTCTACTTGATACCCTTTAGAATTAAGCCAATTTGTGATATTCGTATATGGAGTCCATTGCAACAATCCAAATCCCTCTCTATTTATAGGGTTTGAATTAGGGTCTAATCCTTGCCATATATTAGGGTTTCCTGTTGATTCTACCGCCATTACACCACATATAGCACTGATAGCGTTGTCTGACCACTTTCCTTTGAAATACTGATAAAAAGCATGAAAGTTGTTATACATTTCATCTTCTGTAAGATAACGTTGCTCGGTTGGTATAACCCAATCAACACTTACGGCATCGGCATCTTCTGTGGCTTCTTCGGTTGTAAATGGTGATAAGTCGTTGAAAGCAAAACTACCTTCCATAAAAATGCCACTTTCAATAGCGATTGATTCTTTGTCCAATACCGCATACTCTAATTGTTCGTTTGGTGCAATCTTAGGATTATCACCATAATCATAGTCACGTTCGTTGTTGATATTATTTGCGATGATAACAACAGGAAAACCATCAATTTGTAACTCTTTATTGTTATATACTTCTCTTAAACTTAAAGAAGTAACACCACCATCATTCTTTTCAGAATATACAGTTGCTTGATTAATGACACTCGAATAGTCTTCTCTAATGGTTGGTTCTGAAAGCAATTGGATGTTTCTTTTGCCACTCGGTAATTTAGACAGGAAATATGGAGTGTCTTCTCCAAACTTTCCAATATCTATCCTTTTTTCTTCGCTTAAACAAATTCTCCAAAATGATTCTGGTGTGTACTCGCAAGTTTGAGTAAGCACATCAAGCTTACCCAAACGACTGTACACATAATCAATAATTTCTTTTTTAGTATCTTCATCAAAATTCAGATTCCATCCATCTTCATATATGAATTCTTTCTTGTAACTTTCGTCTGTATATAGTTCATAAAAAGTTTTAAATTTAATAGCTAGGTTTGTAGAACATTGTTTATAGTTCCAAGTCTTGATAGCGTGATTAAGAGTAACATCAATAGTTTGATTTTCTGTATTTGTGTCTATTCCATCAACTACAGTTAGAATTGAAATATCTCCAAAGTGAAGTCTCATCTTTTTTCTTCCTAAAGAAAGATATTCATAAAATTCCATAGGAAGTGTAAATGAAATAGATGGAACTTCCATCAATTCGTAATTAATTTCAATCGGGTCAGATAAAAAGCAATTAAACCTTTTAATAGGTTTTTCATCTTCTGTTAAAATTTCAAACCATGGAGTATTCACTATAATTCACCTACTTTTCTTTGACCAACCCAATTGTTACTATGTCTGATACGGGATGTACCTTTGTTCGTCTGACCGCCTTCGGTCATTTTCTTGATATCTTTCCAACTACCATTCTTACGGATTCGAGTGATTCCTGTATTTCGGTTACAAGTCAAGAATTTACCACCTTTGCGAACTGCCCATGGTCGATAATCTTGAATGACTTGTTCGATGGTATAGATAACAGACATTTTATCGGTCGGTCTTTCACCTGTTAAACACACCTTTACATGCGTAGCATTTTCTTCAATATTGATATCACATTGGTATTGTGAATGCTGTGCAACATCAGTCCAATAACTTCCATAACATAAGTTCCATGAATCTCCGTGACTGAAAATCTGTCTGTTGAATATTGTCTTCCAAGACTTTTGATTATCATTTGAAGTTTGAATATTCAAGATATAGTTGTATGTTCCACCAAATCTAATATAATGCTGTCCATACAAAACACTTCCATTAGAGTCTAAAGCAAACCCGACTAAATTGATTTTCGTATGTACTGAACCATTATCATTTTGACTGAAATTGATACCATACCCATATCCTGCATTATGGGCTTGATTCAGATTGGAAGAAAATTGTCCTGTGCTGTTAGGAGAACCCAACAACACAACATTGTTGTATGGACCATCATGCAAGTATCCACCCCAAAAATCTAGCCATGCCATTAGACACCACCAACTAAATCGTTCTCGGTCTCTCCGTCATTAGTACGGATAAAAGACGAACCATCTTGTGTTCCACCAAACAAGTTGATATTACCTGTAGCAATATTTCTGTTCGCATTCAGATATCCATCGAAGATATTCCCGTCTGTATGACTCCATGCACCACTGTCCGCCAAATTTTCTAGCAACTTGGATAAAGCACTATTAATTTGACCTGTCGTTGTTTCTAGAGTATCCAAACGTGTATTCAAACGTCTTTCAATATCATCCAAGCGTTGTTTGATTTTGTTTATTTCATACCAAATCTTCCAAATATTTTCCCATTGACCGCAATCGCCACTGATAATTGCATCTAACATTTGCATGATATTATTCAGTGATTCCATTAATGCACTATCTAAATCACAACTGTTATACGATGGAATTCGCTCTACCATTCCGCCAATTAAACAGTCGTTCATATCGTTTAAATCTTGACAATTATTAAATCCATTTGATTCTTTCAAGCCTTTATCTTTTTTAAGGCTTGCACGCATATCATCTGTAATACCTTTTTGAACAAAGTCAAAATTGTATTTTTCCAATTGTTCACAAGAATTACATACGTCTTTATCTGTGATTATTGACATAAATTGACCTCGTTTCTATTAATCAACATCAGGCATATCACTACAGATAGGCATTGCCATTTTGTTGTTATTTTTGAATTTTGCCATTAAAGTGATTTCATCATCTTCTACCCAATCATCGTGAAGATAGAAGAATTGTAACCAATCCGTTTCAGCTCCAGCGGCAACTTTTCCTTTGATGTCTACAGCAACTGTTTTGTTTACATCTTCTTCAAAAGATTCGTTCGTTGTACGTCTATATACTTCTGTACCATTTGCTGTTGGAATCTTGATACTAATGGTTGGATATGTTCCACCATAGCTTGCTCCTGTGGTTGTGTACTTGTACTTACTTATAGTTACGGAACTAATTTTATATACAGCTTCATCATTTTTATTACGTTTCATACAGTAATCAATATATCCTGTGATGATTCCACTAGCTACTTTAGCAGAGCCATTCCAATCTGAATATTTGTAAACGAAATTTCCTTTTCGGTCGATTGAAACAGATAATTCGGGTGTTTCTTGATGTATACTGTATGTCGTATCAATTTCTAAATTCGATGTAAACATACGTGCTTCAAGCCCACATAAAGCACAAATCAAAGCTTCATTAATGTTATATTGGTTTGCACCAAAATCTTTCATGAACTCTTTCCAATCACAACTTCTATAACTTGGAATCTTTTTTACAAGTTTGTTAATAAGACAATCGTCAGCTTTATGTAATGCCGAACAATTATCATCATCATTATCTGAATTAAATCCTTGACCATCTTCTAAACTACTGCACACATTGTCAGTTACTCCATTTGTGTAAAACTCACTAGAGTTTTCTTGCAAGTCTCCACATGTCGTGCAATAGATTCTTTTTTCTTTTGTTACATCAGTAACAGTATTATTTTCTGCACCCATAAAAACCTTTCTAGTTGCTTATTTCATCAACTTTTATCCATGCACACCCCATCTTGCAACATGAACCCGATATAACGATTCTGTTTTGACCGTTGTTTATAACAAAACCTAAAGAGTCGGCTTTGATATTTCCAATTGGAATGTCTTCTTCTTCTGAACATTCACTACATGAGTAATGCACTTCACCACTTTTATCAATTCTTAGAATTCCATCATAATCGCCATGTATCTGCATTTTATTTCCATTAATATCAATAATAGGGTCTTGCCATTTTCCGCTTACAATGACCTCTAAAGACGTTGTAGGAAGTACTGTACGTGATGTGATTATTTTTGCAATCATAGAATCACAATAATCTTCTTTACAAAGCTTTATTCCTTTGGTCTTGTCACCATAAAGTTCGTTTCCTTTTGCACAATCTATAACGATTTTAAAAGAATGTCCACAATTTAAGAACCCATGAAATAATTTGTTCTTATCCCATGAACATAATGAATAATTTTCTTTTAAATCACAATCGCAAGCACATGAACATGTATCATCATTTCCCTTAAGACAATCAACACAACAGCTTACACAAGAATCATAATCATCATCAAAATCCAAACAATCCATTATATTACAAGTATCATACGGAATGATGAAAGTTGTTAACGGGTCGGCAAAATGCCATATTCCCTCATAAAGCTTGAAAGAAACATCAATAGAAAATGAATTGACATATTTTTCATAGCTTTCACTCATTGAATCAACATAAGCATACGCCCACATCAATCTTCCATCTTTTATGGACCATAGTTTACCTTGCTTTAAAAGATTCATGCTTGCCCATCTTCCGATATATCTTCTATCTTCTCTACGATATAAACGATAATCAAACTTAAGTGTCATAGAGACGTCTTGTGCATCTAAAAGCATAGATTCGCTTTTAAAAGGCACATAATCTCCATGAATATATGACAATGATGTTGTATTGACTTTAGTTGAAATAGAAGTTTCTGCTTTTTGCAACATTTCTTCCGATTCAAAAATTAAATCATTAAATTGTACGTATTGTCGGTAAGGGCTAAATTCGTAATCACACATCATACCGAAATAGCCCCCATAAATCTTTTAGCTTTAACATATCCATCACCACCATGAGCTGTTTTAGAGTTGATACTTACTTGTCTGTTGTCGTAGTTGTTAATCGTATTGTTGTTATTGATGTTATAGACTTTTGACATGTTATTTCCATTAGCATACTGCCTTGTCAAAGTATAGAACCAATTTTCAAGTTTTCCCGAATTGATAACGTCTAAGAAGTCAGTTCCGTATTTGTTAACAGAAGATTTTCTTATTACATATTCTCCTTGTGTCAACATAGCAGGTATAGTGTCTGTTCCGCGAGGAACAAATGCGGTTAACACACCACCATCTGCACGATATACAGGACCGCCTTTTGCTTTAAATAAAGTTTTTAATGCTTTGTCAAACAAGTTAACAAGATTGTATCCAGCACCACTACTTGATTTATTACCTTTGCTTCCTGAATTTGAAACAACACCACCGCCCGATTTATGTACTTTTGCTTTTACAGTGAATGAAATATTACTACTGTCTAAAGCACTCTGTACACCACTTGCAATGTTATTTCCGATTGATACACCACAAGCATGTCCTAATCTTGGGAATGTTCCTAAAGCGTTGGTAATAGCACTTCTAACTTTTGTATGTGTGAATCCACCATCCGAAGTCAAGCCTTTACACATGTTATCTCCAAGTGTTTTACCTACGTTTTTAAATGCACTGATAACAGATTGGTCTGTTCCTACAGAAGTAACAAGAAGTAACATTCCATTATTCAATGTTTCTTTTACAGAATCATCTGTAAACCCTGTCATTAAACTTGTTCCAAGAGATTCACCCGTTTGAATAAAGTCAGCACTTAAAGTTGTTAATTGAGAAACTAGGTTCTTTATCGTATCTGTAAACGATTGGAATGGATTGTCATTTCCATCTGTTGGCTTGAATTCTTCACTCAATCCTTTGATTTTATTTAAGCAATCCCTAATCGCATCAATCTTTTGACCAAACGAATTTACATCAAATTGGGTAGTAGATACAGTCACTAAGTCAGTCAACGTTTGTTGGATAAAGCTGACTTGTTGTTGCATCTTTCCGAAGTTTCCTTTGTTTACAGAGTTTATCAATCCTTTTTCGACTGTATTTCCATCTTTATCTGTAGTATTAAATTTAGCTCCAACCAATTCATTGATTTTATCCATAGCAGTTCTTATGCTATTCATTTGGGCTATGAACCCTTGGCTTTCATCACCAATATTAAATTGTGTGTTGGCAATCTCCGATAAAGACGCTAATGCTTCTTTTATCGAGCCGATTCTTTCGCTCAAACCACCAAAATCAACTTTATTAATAGATTTTACTTTCTTTGTTTCAAAACCATTAATTGTATTAATAGCTGTATTTAAATCGTTTAATTGAGATACCATTAAATTTGTATCAAATTGTGTTCCTGCTATTTCCGATAAAGAAGAGATTGTTTCTTTTACAGCTTCTACTTGTTCCTTTAATTTTGTGTATTTCTGTTTAGAAATATTTTTAGCTGTTCCGGCCATTCCTTTGTCGTCTTTACCACTACTCATTAATGGTTGCAACGCTTTTTGTAAAATTTCTATATTCTCATTAAATGAATCTAAGTTTGAAACACCTTTTAATTTTTCATTCAATTGATTGATATTGTCTACTGATGTAATCAATCCTTGAACTGCTGTAGCAATGCCTTGATAACTATCTGATGTACTTCCTATCTTCTTGGCTATATAGTTGAAAGACGAAGTATCTTTCTCACCATCTTCCGTTCTAAAAGTAAGCACAGATAAAATATCTCTTAACGATAATAATTTCTGCTTGTATTGTGCTATGTTTTGACTGCTCAATTGCAATCCATCAAGTTCTTTTAATGATGTGGCGACTTTAACCATTGAAGAAATAAGTTCACCAAGTGTCTTTGTGTTACCTCTATTCTCTGCATTTATGACATTATCTTCATCTTTTCCAAAGAATTCTTTTCCGTTGAATTCAGACAAGATATCTTTAATGTTAGAAAGCTTTTCTTTTAAACTCTTTTTAATATCCTTATCAATATCAATATCTTTTATCTTTTCTAATGATTCAGCGAATTTAATAATGAACTCTAGCTGTGTACCTTTAGCAGAATAGTCGGCTTTTGCAAACAATCCATCTAATGCTTGTTTGAAGTGTCCGCCTGTGTTAAGTGTATCTGCAACTTCCATCATCATTTTTAGTTTCTTTTGCACATTATCAATCTTTAATGGCATCTTATTTAATTCGCTTAAACCTTTTGCCATGGAATAGATAGCACCACCTGTAGCAAACAAATCCCCTAGACCAATTAAGTTTCCGATTAATACTGGAGTCACTCCAGCACCAATCATTCCCCATGCAGTAGTCATACCTTGAACAGCAACGAATACTTCGCCTAAAGTTTTTAGCTTATCCCAAATACCATTTAAATCTATTTTTGCTACTTCTTGTAATGATTTTGCAAGCAACCAAACACTACCACCACTTGCAAACATTGACACTGCTGAAGCTAATTGGTTTTTCCAATTTACCCTCCAAGCGGAATTGGCAAGTGTACTTAATAAATTGTTTAATTGACCTATAGATGTTACAGCAATTCCAAGTCCTGCTATTCTTCCTGCTATTTCAGCGAAATTCATACCTTGGGTAGCATCATTGAATTCCTTTAATCCTTTAGCTAAAAGAACCATAGAGCCACTACTTGCAAGCATCATACTTGCTGTTCCGAAATTGTTATACATTTTCGCTTGTGCATTACGCATATTAATGGAAGAATTCTTTAATGTTTCTACAGGTTTTGGTGCTTCGACTGTAGTAGTATTAGTTGAAGTGTCAACCATTTTTTTAAAAGGATTTAGATTCTTTATTTTCTGTACGATTGTAGATTGTGCAATGTATTCTTTTATTTTTGCGTTCAATCCTCCGAACTTAGAAGTCAGTTTTCCAATCGTATTAGCATACAGATTCAATCCTTTTATTCTGCTACTAAATCCTGTAGCATATTTATATATTTTACCGTACGCTCCAAACAATGTTCCAAACAGTTTGATTTGCTTTCCAACAAAGCCAAATACCAATCCGACTTCTTTGAATCTTAGTATGATTTTTAAAAATCCAAGAATCTTATCGCCATTACCTACTAACGATAATAATGGTCCAAAAGTCTTATCTATTACTCCTATAAAATCTTTTACAAAAGTAAGAGATTCCTTGATGATGTCACCTATTCCTTTAAAGAATTTATCTGCATCAAATTTTCCAAACATATTTCCGAATTCTGAAAATTCGCCTTTTAGTTCTGAAATAAAATTTAGGATGTCGTCTTGATGTGAAGCAACATATTTAGAAAAGTCTTGAATCTTTTTCATCATGACTTCTGTAAAATCATATATATTTTGATAGATGTTTAAACCTGTAGCTTTCTTTACCATCTTGTCAATCATTGCGATAAAATCAGCACCAGATTTTCCAATACGAATCTTAATCAAGTTGAGTCCATTGCCAATTGTCTGTGACGTCTGTTTAGCCATGTCAGACAGTTTTTTTAATCCACCGCCACCATTCTCATTCAGTTCAATCAAAGCATCTTCAAACTGCTTTAAAGATATCGTAGGGGATGGTCCTGTAAATTTTTCACGGAATTCAGAAAATGTCATTCCCATCTTTTTTGCAACAGCTGTAAGTACAGGTGTAAAGTTTGAGTTCTCAAACGATAGTAATGTTCTTGCATCCATCTTAGAACCCATGATTTGAGAATATTGTTCAACTACGTTATTTACGTCTTCGGAACTACCACCAAAAGCTAATACACCATTATTGATAGCTTCAAACAATTTCGATGAGCGTTCTACATCATGGTTGATAGACGTAAACTTCGTGACCATAGATAACGCATCATTTAATTTTGTAGGCAATCCCTCGATACTATCACTTAATTCTTGTTGTGCTTTAGCTGTTTGCTGTGTTGATACACCTAATGCATCCATTGTACGTCTAGACACATTTAATTGGTCATAACGTGTTACAGCTTGTGATAATCCGTCCGTTAATTGATTGATACTTGCATTTACAACTTGACTAGCACCATTAAACAGAACTGTCTTCGTTAAAAAGTCAGATATTCTACCGATAAAGTTATTACCATTGTTTGTTACAAGAGTAGAAAGTTGATTTCCTAAAGTCATTAAATTGCTACCAAAGGAACGCAATTCTTTTGACTTATTCATTAAACTTGTAATTGTATCTTCTGCTCTTTTAACACTATCGTACTTAACTTGAAGATTAGGCTTCACTTCATTTAGTTTTGCCATATCTGTATTAAGTTTTTTAGCGTTACTTTGTGCATCTTGTAAATCTTTATCAACTACAGACAGCTTTACAGTTTTTGCTTGTAATTTAGATATTTCATTGTCTATATCTTTGATTTGCTTTTGTACTGCATTATTATCTAGACTTTTGTTTGTAAAAAGGGATAGTTTTTTAGATTGTAGTGCTTCTATCTTTTTCTGAATCTGCTCGATTTCTTTTTTAGAAGCTTGAAGAGAAGATATATCACTATCAACCTTTATTCTTTTCTTGTTGATGTTATCAATGACTTTATCAACACTTTTTAAGCATTTTTCGACTTCTTTCGAGGATTTTATTGCATTCTCTGCAATTATTTCAACCGCTAAAGTATAGACTTCATCAGCATTTTGCATGTATTAATCCCCCTTAAATTCTTTTTTGCTACGATAGAATTTAACTGCATACATTTTAGGCAATTTCATTTTCTTCTTAGATGTCTTGTTATATTCTTGGACTTCATAAAAATTCTTTTGACTGTCTTCATTGGCATATATTCCATACGTAACAATTAATTCAGAAATGCCCCAATGGTTTAGAATCTCATTGGGGCGTAAATGTAACTTTTTGGCAACAAAATAAGCCATTTGAGAGTATATATTAATATCCGCTAAGAATTGTGTTGAAGAATCGACAGAAGATTCTTCGTTTTTTTCTTTCTTAGCGATTATCCAAAAAGTACTTCAAATTCATTTAGGATATTAGGGTTCTTATCAATGATTTGATAGAAACAAGTAAACACATAATACGAATCCATTTTGTCTTTCAAAGTATCATCAATACCAAGTACTGAAGCAACGAATTCATTTAATGCTTTTCTTACATCATCATTGGACCATGCAATAAGTCGAATGACTTCTACACCATAATCGTTTGTGATATCATCAACTTTCTTTCGATAATTCGTATCATTCTTTTCGATACTAGCAATCTTTTTGTTCATTTTTTCCGTTAGCTTGTCAATATCGTGAAAGAACGGCATTAATTTCATTAAAGAATAACCACTTCTTAAGCAATCGTTTGGATTGATTTCAACGTCTTTAAATTCCCGTGTCAAATACACCTTATTTCCTACAACTTGTGCGTCTTCGGGAATCTTTTCAAACTCATCTTTTCCAAAACAGAATCTCATTTTGATTGAAGAAATAGTTTCTTTTTCTGTATCGTTTGGGTCTCCAATAATACTTAATTGGTCATTGTTGTTAACCAAGAATGGTTTTTCACTATCTCTAGCTTTTTCAACTACTTTATGCATTTCTACCACTTGTGATGGTGTAATTGCTTGCTCGTTATAGCCTTTAATATCGTCAACTGTGAATTTTTGACTCATTTTTGTTACCTCCTATATTAGAGAAGTGGACTATAGAAGTCCTGCTTCTCTATTGATAATTGTTTGTCGGATATAAATACCTTGTGAATCAGGTTGGATAGATACAGATAATGTTTTTTCGCTTGAATTATCGGTATTTAAATCCATTGGGAATGCTGTAATCAACACATTATTAAGTTGGTTGATAAGCATTGTTCCATCACTTTTCTTTTCAGGCCATGTGACTTTATAACGTTTCTTATTGATTGATTTTGCATCATACACGATTTGTTCACTGGCATCAGCTGTTTTTGGATAAGAAACTTTTAATGTTTTTCCTACCAAACTTGCATCAACATACAGATAAGAACCAACTACATCAGCATCAGGGTTTTGTTCTGTATTGATAACTTGGAATTGACGTTCATCTAATGTCATGCGGTTTGGACTGTTGATACGTTTCAACAATGCATCTGTAATGTTGCAAGTATCATCCAAAGAAGCATAAATATAACCACATTCATCAATGAAATGGTCTTGTAGATGGATACGACCTTGTTTTTCGTTATCAGGGTCTTTTTCGACTACGAAATTCTTTGTAATCATGTAGAATCCACCGTCTACATCGATTTTTCGAGCCATAGGGTGCAATTTCCAAGCGTTTGGAGAGTATTTCTTGAATGCAATATCACGTGTCAATTCGAGCGTACTATCGTCTAATTGAGCCGCTAAACAAGCTTCAGCTAACGCTGTGAAACTATCATTTCCATCAATAGATGCTAAACAAGATAATTTAATTGCATCGTTACCTTCTAAATCTTCGATTGAATCAAACAAAGAAATTGAAGAAATACCTACAGATAACGCTGTTTTAGATTCAGTTGCAATTTCAATATTGATAACTACACCATTTGTTGTAGCTGTCCATCCATCACCTAAATCAGCAGTTGGTGCAATTGCTAATTCAACAGATACTGGATAAAAGCCTCCGTGTTTTGCTACTACAGTCTTTGTGTACTTATCGGCATTTTGCTGATTATCATCTTTTAAATCAGAGATAGTTGTATCAATCGTATAAGTACCTTCTTTTGGCAAGAATACATAATAAGAAACAACGCCTGCAAAATATTTAGTTGAATCAGAAATTGAACTAAATTTTCCACTAGCAACAGATTTACCTTCTTTTAATTCTCCAAGGATTGTACGAGTACCTGTGTTTTTACATCCGAAAGTTTCACAAATGTTAAATAAATCTTGTGGAGTATTCAACGAACTATAAGATGTAATGTTTCCATGTGTTTCAATGAAATGTTTTGTGTTGATTTTTGCACAAGCTTCAATATCTTGCATTGCGGTAAAATCAACTTCCGTATATTTATCTAATTTTGAAGTTTGAATCAGATTAGCAATTTCCATATTAGAACAGTTTGACATTACGCTAATCCTCCTTTATTTTTTGCAATGACTCTATCCATTGCACGATTTGCTTTAGCTGTACCAACCATATTTAAGACATTCATTTTACGTGCGATAAAAGCGTCTACATCAACTTTAGGTTTTACAGCTTTTTTTACTTCTGCTTTATTTTCAGCCATTATATTCTCCTTTTCCTAGATATTAGGATTATAAGTTCCTTTAGATTTTGTATTTCTTCTAGCTTTAACTTCCATAAGTGCTTCATGCATGAAATTATTAGGCTTAACAGGTTTTACTTTCTTTGCATATACATATCTGTCCGAACCTTTTGGTTTGAATTTTAGATACTTTGCCCTAACAGGATAAATAGTTCCATGTCCACCCAAAACATATTTAGCGTGTGGGGCAATAGATTTATCTATGAACACTTGAACTTCATATTTTCCGTTACTTTTTAAACGAATAGCCTTTCTAAGTGTTCCTGTGTCTACAGGACATTTTGCTATACATAGATTTTTCATCTGTGTGCCGATTTCATGACTTTTTCTTTGTGCAATGGAGTTTATCTTTTTTTCAAGACCGATTGTACCTACTCGGTTTCCAACCTTTACATAAGCCATTACTTAACCTCAACGAAAGGATAAACAGTGTACTTACCAACTTGATAAGAGAAGTTTTTTAGATATTCTCCATCTTCTTGCGAAACTTCTTGCGGATGTCCGATTCTAAAAGTAATAGATTTTCCACTTGGAACTTTGAATGAACGTGTGAATTGCACTGTACGCTTTCTAACGACACGGGCACCGCATACAGGGCAACCACTAGATTTTGGTCTTGTTTCTTCTATACCTGTGTATTTAATTTTCATACAACCATTCCTAAAAATCTTCTATGTCTACCACATAGAGAAATTATTTCTAATTGTCTTGCATATGTCTTTACAATACTTCTTCTTACAGCAATATATGTATTTAATTGCTCGTCTGTATTGTCAAGGTTTACAATCAAGTCCTTTTCTGCATCTTCGTAATCTTCTGTGCTGTTGCATGTATCACACGTGCTACATTCGCATCTGTTCATTTCAATTACATACTGTAAGTAATCACAAAAGACAGGTAACAAACATTCAGGTATTTGTTCAAACCCAGCGTCATACGTTACAATTAGTTTTTCTACTTTTTCGCAACTACATTCACCTGTTAAAAGATAATCAGATAAATCAATCCATAATTCATTTGTTGTAACGTCATATTCAAAATGTGAATTATCAATATCAATATATTTGATATGGATACCATCTCGAATCTTTAATTGGAGTTTGATTGAATCCGGTTGAACTAAATCATAGAACAATTCGGTATTCATGATTCCATTGTCGCATTTACAGCATCTTGAAATTAAGGATACATCAATATATTCAACACGAGTTTGCATTAAGAATGTTTCGCAAACCTCATCACCACGTTTCCAACAAGTCAATGTTGAAATAAGGTTGATTAGTTGTTCAACATTCTTAGCAAATTTATCTGTGTCTTTTAAATCCTTATCTTTTAAGCAATCACAATAATCTTTTAGTTGCTGAATAATAGGTTCGTATAGTTCCATTAGTCAGTCAAGATTGGAACGATTGTTTCAGGTGTAATTACATAATCCAAGCCATCTAACTTAGAACCTAAACAGTTAGCACTCATTGGAACTTTAGTAATTACAGCAAGTTTATTAGGGTCAGAAGTAAATGCAAGTCCTGCGTTATACATATAAGTACAGATATTTCCACAACCCTCTGTTGGAGTCTTTCCGTGAGTATCAGACTCGAATACATATTCATCTTCAGGACGTGGAGTTGTGATTAATAATTCACCTAATGCATCTCCATCACACATCCATACTTCACCATTTCCCGCTGTAACGTCTACAGGAATCAATTTATCTTCAATAAATTTGTGACCACGGAATGTAATTTCATCACCATCACGTGACCATCCATCTGGATATTCTCCATTTTGTCCTTTCGTGATAACCGAACGGATTCCATCCATTACTAATGGGTGACATACGAATACAACGTCTGAACCCTCTCCGATAACAGAAGAACGACAACGAATCTCATCAAAAGCACCTAAGATATTAGTACCTAAGATTTTGATAACGTCAGCACCTTCCATAACTTCCATAACACCATGGAATTTCTTTAATGTATCAGTAGTTGTATCACTAGTACCTAAAATCAAGTTACGAATCGTGAAGAATGCCATAAAGTCTTTTACAAAACGCATTTTTGCGTCATTGTAAGTTTCACCTTGTCGCATATAGTAAGAAATCATATCATTTCGTTGGAAACGTTCTTTGTCATATAAGAATTTTTCCATTACATTTTGACATTCTTTCATACATAACAAGTTGAATGGTGCATTAGCTCCGCATTTTGCTAAATCAGGTGCAATCCAACAGCATTCACCTTTTGTTGATTCGGGATAAGTAGTACCCCATTTGTAAGGCAATGTTACTTGGAAGTTCCCATCATGGTCTTTTGTGATTTGTAAACTTCCGTTGTTGAAAGCGGATTTTGCCATCAAAGATTGATTTGTTTGTGCTAACCAATTGAAAAATGGAAAGATATTTTGGAATTCATTAGCTTCTTTGTTTTTGGAATAATCTTTACCAATACCAAATTCACCAATGTTACTCAATTGAATCACATTTCCCATATCAATTGAACGATTTGATAATTCTGTTTGTGATAAGTTAAACATTTAGTCTATTCCCCTTTCTTATCCAAATACAGCATCAGATTGTTTTTTGCTTTCTTTAACTGTACTTACAGAAGATTTTTTTAATAACGCATTTAATTTTTCGAAAGATTCGCTCATGGAAGTATTTAATTGTTTGTTTTGTTCCGCCAATTGTTCTAATTGACTGTTTAAATTCGCTTCATTATTGCTGTATTCATTTACTTTTTTGGTTAATTCAGCAATTTGAGTGTCTTTATCTTTGAGTAATTGTTCTAAAGCTTCATACTCTTTAGACAATTCAATATCTTCTGCATTTTCTTCTACTTTTTCTTCATCTTCTTTAACTTCTTCTTCAACAGATTCTTCTGCTTTTTCTTCTTCAACAGATTCTTCTGTTTTTTCTTCTTGAACGTCTTCAGAAGCGTTTCCAACAGTTTCATTTTCTTCTGTCTTTACTTCTACTTCTTTAGATAGTTCTTCGTCAGAATAAGAAGATAGCAATTTACTAAAAATGCTCATATTTTCTCCTTTGCTCATATGTAAATCGGTAGAACTTGCATTGGCTGGATTCCCTACGACCGAGAAACCTCTTATAAAGATTTTTGAGTATACAACAGTTTGCATAACTTCTGTTTTCTTCCAATCATATTCGGATTCCATTTCAACACTTACACTCAATGGAATGTTTGATGTTGATAGATATTGTACAAACGGGTTATTTTCGTCAAAATGTGGTGTACAATTCAAACCAACTCTACCATCTTTTGTTGGTACGATTTCTAAATCTGATTTTTCCCAATATCCTAAAATTAATGGGAATTCACATACATCAAAATGACCAATATTGATATACCCTACATAATCATCGGGCAATGAATCATAATAAGCCTTGATAGTACCTTTTGGAATAATAAAGTCTTTTGCAATATTCTTACCTTCGTCAAGCAAACGTATCTTTTCACCTTTTTGAACAGAAGTATTTAAGAAGATACATTTAGGCTTGTTTTTGTTTGACAAAGCTAACATTTTGTCAAACTTTTCTTTTTCCTCTTTACGTGATTCTATATCTTGGTTAATCCAAGAAAAAATAGTAGGTAATTTCATCTATTCACCATTAGAAAAATCGAACATCTTAAACACTAACTTTTTAGTTCGTCCGCCACATGATTTACACATAGTAATCTCATAATCAATTCCCAATGCTTTTAGCATGTCTTCGGCTTGTTGATTGTAGCTATAACGAACAGTTTTTGCTTTTAAATATCGCAAAGCATCACTGTCAAAGTCTTCCACATCATAATTCTTGTTGATTTGGAATGTTGAACGCACCCAAGACAGATATCCTTTATTTTTTTGCGGATATACAACTTCTTGATTCATCTCAAAGCAATTTTGTAGTTTAAATGTTTTATTTGACATTCTTTTTCACTTTCTTTTCTTTTGGCTTTTTGTCTTCGATTGGAACTACGTCCACCTTTTTGTTTTTACCACGTAAATAGGCTAATCTTTCTTTTTCCGATTCAAAGTAAATAGGTTCTTCCATAAATTACTCCTTATCGGGGTCTTTACATTTACCCAATGTTTGGTCTTCTGTTTCTGTCGTAGCAGTTTTTTTTACCATTACAACGTCTTGTAATTTAACAGAAACAGTAGTTGTTACTTCGTTAGCTGTTTCTTCAAACACGAATGGGCGTTCATAATGTCCGTTCATCCAAGCAGAATAGAAATTTTCTGCATCAGCACCACTTAATGTGATAGGTGTCAACCCCGATTGTCTTGAAAACGTAACTTCCGTAGTAAAACTTCTTTTTACAGTCTTTACAGCCATTTCTTCATGCTCCTTTCATAACTGCACCCTTTCGGGCAATATTTATACTAAAAACTCAAAAATTGAGCTTTAGTAACAAAAAATGTCCATATTTTCGCATTTATAACAGGGTTTTTAACGATTTTTGTTCATTAACGCTGTTTTCGTCTTCTTGAATAGCCTTTAAAATAATTACCATATCATCAATAGACAGTGAATCATTGAACTTGTTGACGAATTCTGTATCACTTACACTGCCTTTAGCTAATAGCTTATAATTTTCATCAACTTTACCAACGATATATGTCGGAATATTCTTAAGATACACATTGTTGCTGTCTTTTCCTTTGATAGCTCGATAGTCAATAACAAATTCAAGTGCTTTCTTATTGCCATATTTAGTGATTCGGTAAACATTTTTAGTGAAGATTTCCGGATTCACACAAATATTTTCAGAACGAGAACGAGCATAACTTACTCCATCTGGATTCAATGGTCTTTCATCAAACTTTACCTTGCGTCCTTGAATTTTTTCTTTCATCAATTCACGTCTGTTGCGTTTTTGCGCTTCTTGAAAATCATAAACATTTTCACCATCAATAGTGGCGAAAGGCACCGCTTCGGTTGCTTTTAAAGCTTCTTCTAAATAATCCATAATTTTTCTCCTTTTTATTCAAATCCCATCTTTTTAAGTACGCTTTTCAGCTTACTTGTGGATTTTTTATCTTCTTTTTCTTTATCTTCTTGCTTTTTTTCGTCTTCTTTGATTCTGTTGTACTTTTCTCTTGAAGTTTCATAAGACTTGTTTGGTTGATATGCACCAAGTTTCTGCATCATGCTATCTAAAATCGCATATGCTGTTTCGACACATTTTTCATCTCGAACACCATTTTCATCTTTTACGTTCATCAAGAACTGTACGGATTCTGAATTTTTAAAGCGTTCAGAAGAATCATCAATCTGTTGTTGTAATTCGTATTTATCAAAGAAAACTTTCTCGACACCAAGATGATAAGAAAGAGAATAACTAAATTGTGTTGCAATCTTTTCACGTTCGGGAACGATATTGTTTTGCATAGCGTTATCAATGATTTTTTCCATTGAAACGTTACCACTTACATCACCTAGACCAATAAGTTCGGGTGTGATACCAAAGTTTTGAGCTAAAATAGAGCCCTCTTTGTTCAACCAATCAAAGAATTCAGTACCTTTAGTAACACGTGGCAAGTGTTCTATGTTTTTATCGAACATGCTTGAAGCAAGAACTACTTCATCAGAAGTACTGTACTTGATTTTATTTCCTAGTTCTTGCAATTCATTAATTGCTTGTTCTTGTCTGCTTTTTTGTGAAGCAATAGAGTTATCAATCAATTGGCTAGATGATAGGTCTACAGCACCGCCGTTGAATATATCGTCTTTTAACCAAAAGATGATACGACCAGGTCCGTCATATTTGATATCGTAGTTTAAACGTGTATAAACGCTCGCAAGCAACGTTAAACGCTGTTTATCTTTCAATAAGACAGATTCGCCATTTTCATTGATAGGTTTATTACGTAGATTCACAAAATCTTCGGGCAAGACCACAACGATATCTTTGCTTGTACTAATCAAACGTCCATTTTCCAAGAATTCAGCTTTATCTAGTTCAATAGACTGTGTCATATTAATAGCAACGTCTTCATTCGTGCTTATTGCATAAGCTACAGTACGTTTGAATCCTAGATATTGTTCATCATCTTGTGTAATGGATACATAGTGGTCATGTGGAACCAAAATCCAACCATCTTCATCCGATAACCAACGCAAACCACATTTTCCATATTCTTTAGCGTGGATAACAGCTTGTTGCAATGTCTCGTAATTGGTGATTCCTTTGGCATTTTGCTTGTACATAAAGCTTTTTAGTACTTTATCACTCTCAAAATCACCCGTTGTAAGTCCATTAGAGAACAAGTTATTGATATATTGTCTTTCTACATATGGAAGTGTAGGAAGATTTGCAATCAGCCATTCTAGTTGTTCTACATCATCATCAAATGTCTTTGGAAAACCTACACCACAACCATCTTTGCACTTTGTTAAGTTGTCTAGCAAATCGAGGTCCGTAAAATCCTTACTTATCTGCTTTGGATTGTGCTGTTTCTTGTTGTATTTATAAGACATTTTCTTTGTAGCAATCTTCTTTTTTCTTCTTCTACTCAACTTAGTTGCTCCTTTACATTAGGATTATCTACTTTGTTTGTGTAATTTTTATCATAAACAGGTAAATCATTGCCTACATTTAATATATATAACAAAAGTGCATGGACAGATAAAAGCGTACTATCTAATTCATCGGGTGAATGTTTTATGATATGTTTTATCTCATCCTTAGGTATTATACCAATTTTTCCACCGCTTTTGTTTATGCTACGCACTGCAACCATCTGTGGTGCTAGAATCTTGGCAATAGGTGTTGTAAACCATATCTTTCTGCTAGTCATCAGCTCTTGTAAATCGAGATGTAATTCAGCACGCATATTACTTCCGTACTTAGCAGAGAAATGACTCATCTTTTTTCTGTCGGGAGTTGTACCTGCGCCAAAGTTTATTCCGACAACACGGAATCCATGGGCATAGGAGTGCTTTGCAAGCCCCTCAACAAGCCAAACACCATATCCAACGTCCACACATATCATACGCACACCAAATTGGTCTACGACCTTTAAAACAGACTTTATGATGTATTCACTTGTAACACCATCAATCCATTTTTTGCCTTTGTTCATTTCATACATATCTGCAACCAATACTTGACCCATGTCATTGATACCTGTAAGAGTGAGAATGATACTATCTTTACCTTTATAAGCACTATCAAGCCCGATAAACCATTTAAATCCTTGTAATTCCATCAGACTATCAATATCTTTGTATTGGATGTTCTTGAACATAGAGGTATCACCATCTGTTTCAAGTTCACACAAGAAATATCTTTGACATGTGGAATCGTTTTTAAAGAAGTCAGATTCTTTCACTCGTTCTATACTAGGAATACGACCTTCTTCTAGAACTGTTCTAACATCCATCCAAATAATCAATGAGTCTTTTGGCGGATTTTCTTCTACCAATTTATCATAGAATTGACCTTTTTGATGGGGGTTAGATATCTGCACAAGCAATTCTCTTTCACCATCTACGTTTGAGAAGTCACGTCTACCAATTTCAGCAAATGCATCATCACTTGTAAGACTTGCTTCATCATGAATATAAACACCACCACGACCAATAGCGGATGAACTCTTCTTATGGTCGCTTGATGTAGAACCCAACGTACCACTACTGATAGAACCACCAGAAACAAACGACAGACTTTCTTTTGTTACACTTGAATTCAATTTATCAATCTTATCTCTGTATTCCAAAAGTGATTTCTTAATTGAATCATCTGCACTTTGAAGATGGCTTAGTACATTTTTCATTATGACTTTAGTAATATCATCTTTACCGGCCACGATATTTACGTCTTTTTTTTGCAATTTTGCCAAAAGTATAGCAACCATGGAAATCGTCCATGATTTTCCATATTGTGAAGTGGTTACGATTGTGATTGTCTTATACTTACTGAACAAACATGCGCCAACGATAAGAGATTGTGTGAAATATGTCATCTCACCAAAGCTCGCGTTGACCACTGCAACGCCTTTTAAAGCTAGTTCTCTAGCTTCGTCCATATCAATATTCAATCGCTTATAATGTTCGGGGATATATCCCCTAAACCACGTTTTAAGCTTATTGTGTGGTGTGGCACTTTCGCATAAAGCTAATGTACGCTCTTGTGGACTACTCATTTTCTACAACTTCCGTTTCAATGACATTATCATTTTTATGAGATTCAAGTAACATTCTTTCAGCGTTTTCCAAAAAGGCTGTAGTTTTATCTTCAATACTTAGATTTTCTACATTCGTTACATTAAAGACATTATTTTCTTTTCCTATTCCATCCATTCGATTCAATTCTTTCAAAGCATTGATTCTATCAGAAACATTTAAATCTTCGTTCTTACGGATACTATCTAGCCACAATCTTCTTTCTTGGATATTGCTTATCTGCTGTTGATACATTTCTTCTTCTGACTCTTGGTATTCCTTGATTCTTTCTCTGTTTTTTTTAATTATTACATTTCCTAGAGCTACAGCGGAATTATATTGGTAATGTGGGAACACACTTAAAACGGCTTTAACCATTACGTGTCCGTTATTTTCCCATTCTTTAAGTATTTTAATCTCGTTTTGCTTACTGCAATATGTATACCCAACTGTAGTTCTTCTCTTTTCCTTTTTCTTTGTTATAAAAACCACCCCTTTTTATTAAGTGGTACTCTTGTGAGCTATATCCATCATTAATATAAAAGCTACAATTTGTTTTTTAAGTGTTTTTAACTCTTTGATTCTTTCCGGTATATTGTCGATATATTCTTTACTAGTGTAATAAAGTGTAATATCGCTTAATTCTAAAGCTTGTATTTTATTTTCTTCCAGCAAATTTTTTTGCTTTCCATCTATGCATTTTGAACCACATTCAATTGCATAAGTATTACCACTAATTTCTAAAGGGATAATGTGGTACTCTTGTGAGCTATATCTATCACTAATATAAAAACTACAATTTGCTTTTTCTTTTATTTCCTCCTTGATTTTTTGCTCTGTTTTTGGCCCGTAAGGCTTTCCTTTGTATTTTGCAAGTACTTCTAACACTATAGGCATTGTTTCGCTATATAACGCTATTTTTGCGTTACTATTTAAAAATTTAATTGCAATTTGTAAGTCTTCTTTTTTTTCTTCAAGTCTCACAATGTCATTTTCTACGGATTTTCTTTTTTCGTGTCTTTCTTTCAAGTCCATGATATCTAAGTATGTATGCTGAAGCTCTTTTTCTTTTTCTTCTATATTTTTGATACTGTTACGATTTTCGGCTATTTCTTTTAAAATATTATTAAATTTTTTCATTATACCTCCTACCATCTACACGCAAACTGGGTACCATAATATTGATTACCCATGTTTGCATTTACGTGGTCCTGATATGACACTGGGCCGGTGTCAACACTTAAAAGTTCCCATTCTTTAAGTATTTTAATCTCGTTTTGCTTACTGCAATATGTATACCCAACTGTAGTTCTTCTCTTTTCCTTTTTCTTTGTTATAAAAACCACCCCTTTTTATTAA